TGCAGTCCTGTCCATGTCAGCCTCGCCCTGCAGCCAATAGGCCATCCATACGGAGTAGGATTTTCCCGTCGCGTTGGCCAACGTCTTGGTATCACGGATAAGCTGCAGCAGTTGCTCATACCGACCACTGGAGCCTCCAGGCGACAAAGTCGCGATAGAGCCACCACTCAGTCCAGGTGCACTTCCACAAAACACCCAGTCGGCAGCTAGCTCGCCATCTGATACGATTCGGCGCACCATGCCATTGCACAGTCCACTAGCTGGCGTCTCGCCCTCAATCGTGACGTACTGCCGTTCCACAAGCGGAACCAGGGCGGACGGATCGTATGGTTCGTCGCCCGCCCGCGCAAGAACCCCACCAGCCAGTGTGACATTCGAGTACGGCTGTGAGGTACTTATCACTGGGGTGGCCAGTGACCCCCGGGAAAGAGACTGCCCATACACGATCGCATGCATAACCTGCGTGCGGATTTGATGGCCAATCGCAGGCAAGCCCTTCCCATCCAGATCACTGCGAGCATCACTCGCTGAAAATGTGACAAACCCCGCCTCGTCTGTGAAGAAGACGCCCGAGCCCGTCGTTCGCTCCGCACGGCTTCCAGCCAAATAATAAAAATCAGACGCATACGCCCCATCCTGGGTCACAGTAGGGCCAAGCGCGAAGCCAAGCTCGTCGGTGAAAGCGATCGCTGCCGCCCCGCCTTGCTCGATCAGGCCCGTCAGCCTATTCACCACTTCCGCAGATGCGGGTTGTATTTGGGACCAGATCCAACTCGTTCCATTCCAGTCGTAGTAGCCATTATTTGCACCAACCGGGTCGCTGGTTACTTGACCACGAGTGGGGATCGGCTGCCCTGTATCCGCTTGCATGGCGCTTTTTGTCAAATAGGTCTGCAAGTTCGCCGCACCAGCGGCGACATCCAGCATCCGCTCTCGAAGGGTATTCAAATTCTCAACATCCTCACCGACGCGGTTGATATTCGGCGTGCCAGCCGGATCGGTCGCGAATTTGTCGAGCGTGTCAGCATCCATGGATCCGCGTTCCAGCTGCTGTCGCGTCAGATATTTCGGTAGTGCCATCGAACCCTCGCGCAATAAAAAGGCCCCGCGCGAAGGCGGGGCCAGGTGGTGTGGATATGCCCAAAGTTCAGGCGTGAAAATCCAGATCGTTCTGGTAATACCTGGCGTCGTAGTTGATCGCCTTCAGCGGGATGGTCCCGTCTTCATTGGGCGCATCCTTCTCGGTCAATATGAAAGGCTTAGCGGCCCTGGTGTAGCTGGCCTCGGTGATGATGTAGCCGGTAGCGTTGTAGCCATCGCCGCGGCAGATGATCGGCGTGCGTGGATCGCGCTCCAGCGCCGCCAGCCGTGCGCTGCCACCAGGGGTTACCCCCATGCTTTCAACCAAGCCGTCGCTGTTCTGCAGGAAGATCACGTAAGGGCCGGCGCCCCATTCGAACGGCTGGGACAGTGTCACCAGGCGCCCTTCTTCATCATCAACGTCCACGACGTCCCCGTCCTGGCTCCGCGCCAGCGTGTTGTCGGCGCACAAGATGCGTTCGCTGACACGCAGCAGGTTCGCTTCCGGCAACCCATCGAACTCCGTCGATTCGTCGTGATAGCGGATCTTGTTCCATCGCCTGTATGCATGGATGTAGGCTTGCGCCTCCGTCCGCACGCCCACCGATTCCACACGCAGCGGATTCACGGCTGACCTGTCCGCCGGCAGGTAGATCGTCACCGGCGCGTCGTTGGCCGGGTCGATCCATTGGAATTCGACCCCGTCATATTCGTCGTCGCTTCCTTCGGTGCGCTGTTCCGATCCTGGCAACTTGTTGCGGTGGTTAAACAAGACCGTCGAGTCTTCCGTTGCGCGCTCAAAAATCAATCGGATGACGCTGCCACGGCGATAGGCCCGGCAATACACCGCCTCGGCGCTCATCGAAAGCGTCTCCTCAAAACTGAGGTTGTCGCTGTCGATGGTGTAATCAAAGCGCGCCACATCGATGCCGAAGTAGTCGCGGATTTCCTGCGCCGTGGCATAGATGTTGTCGAAATCGACCTCGGCCGGCGGGCGATTGCCGATGAGCGGGTCAAGGCAGATCGCCGAAATGATGTCGGCCACATTGGTGGTCGGGTACAGCTCGGTCGTGAACGTCGATCCAGAAATCCGCTGCGGCAGCTTGCGGGTCACCAGCAGGTTCAGCTTGCGTTCCTTGACCGCGAGCGCGCCGTCCGTGGCCAGGGTCACCGACTGCACCGTCGTCACATCGCCGAAGTTCGTCTGCTCTACCGACGAACATGCATACAGATCGCGCCACTTGATTTCGTCAACCACCGACCCTTCAAAATCGGTATCCGAGTTCGTCAAGCGCCGCGCCCGAAACCGCCAGCGCGCGCTGGCCGCACCAGTAAGCTGAGCGTCCAGCGTATCCGCCCGAACCGAGCGCGTTACTGCGGACCCCAGAATGGTCCTTTCGAAGGCCAGCACATCCCCGTATGGCGTACCAGCACCATCCACGCGCTGGGCTTCTAGGCGATATGTCACGTCGCGGCGGTACTGCTGGCGGCCGTTATCCTTGTACAGGCCATTGAGCGCGATCACGTTGGAGATGATGCGGCTGATTGGCCGCACGCTCTCCACAATGAACCAGCCCACCCAGCGCTCCCCTGTGGTGCTGATCGTCGGGTTCAGCACCGACGACTGACCGCCGTAGCTGTCTTGCATCACGGTCCAGTCGGGGTTTACTGCCGAAGGCGTGTTCAACGTCAGCAAGCCAGAGGTCACCGTGGTTACGGTGTAGGTCCCGGAAAGGTCGAACTGGACAATGTCAGATGGCCTCGTGAGTGCAGGAGTGCCCTCCACGTCGGTCGGGGCTACGCGGAACGCACCCCAAGCGGCGGAGTTCTGGGACACATCAAGCCGCAAGCGCGTGACATCAGTCCCAGACAGGTATGTGACACTCAAGACCCCATAGATGCCCGTAACGTTGCTGTTGGCGGTGTATGGGAAATCGCTGTCCCCGCCAGTCGTATCAGTCCACGTCACGTACCCGTTAGAAAGCGTGAGGATCTGGCCGTCCGACCATTCGGATGCGTGGTTACCTGCAAAATCTACTTCGCCCCATGAAGGGGTCAGCGAAGACTCGGACCGGAAGATGGCGCCAGCCGGAGGCGTGTATGTGAACGTCCCTTGCGTCTGCCTGGCGTTCTGTACCGCGATCACATCACCAGGGATAAACAGCTCGGAAAAGTCCAGATCCGCGTCCTGCGAAACAATCTCGTTCGGCGACCTGAACACCATTCCGCGCCGGATCACGCTGCCATAGTCCTGCGGCTGTAGGGACTGCCCGTTGACGCTGTTCGCGCGCTTCGCCGTCGTCACCGGCAAATTGATCGCGTTCCCGATCCGAAGTTGCGGGGCATGGCCGCTGTTCGGCGACGTGAACGGCGCGTAGACCTCCACCGACGCTCCGGGGATTTCGCCGATTAGCGTGGTGTCGTCGCGCACGTCGTACACCTCGTGGGCACCTCGCCCAACGCACATGTACGAGACTTCCTTTTCAACGTGGTTCTCGAATACCAGGTAAGGCTGCGCGAGCAAATCCGGGGTTGATCGGACCTGACCGTATATGTCGGGCACGCGGCCATTGACGCGCACCTGGTTCGTGCGCTCGGAAAGCCCATTGTTCGGCGATTCCTTCTGGACGTTCCGCGCTGTCTGGTTCGGTGGGTCTTGGGCCAGGATAGACGTCAAGATCATGGACGCAGCAGTCGTAATCAGCGCCACAGCGAGCGCAGGTAGGAACTGCGGCCCCATCGGGTACGCTTCCACCACGAACGGACCAGGCAGCGCCCGCAGATCTGTGATATCTGCGGGCTTCTCGGGCCGCACAGAACGCCCGGTTGCCATGTCTGTGATGCGGCAGCCCGCCGGCAGGCGCGGCCCCAACTCGGCCTTCAGGAAGGCATGCAGGTCCGCCACCTGGTACGTCTCGCGCTTCCCGTCAGGCGCACGGTAAAGGTGGACTGTCGTCATGCGTAAAACCTCATGTTGCGATACAGCGCCGTCTGCGCTTCTACCGGGAAGAACGAAGGGCCCGATTCGTTGATGTGAAGCAACCGCCCACGCACGCACACGGCGATATGGCCTTCTCCGTGAAGCGTTTCCATCAGGGTGATGGAGGGCAGTACCGAAGGGCCTGGCAGCTTTCGCATGCCGCGAAACAGCGCTGACAGCCGACCCGCCGCCAAATCCTCTTCTTTGACCTGGTGCAGCCGCTGGTCACCTGTCAAGTGCTCCCAAGCGTCAGCGGCGAAGTGCAGGCAGTTGTAGGTCTTCCGGTCGTAGACCCGGCCCAGCAAGAAGTCGATGCTCACAGGTACCCCAGCAGCATCGGGAACAGGTCCGTGCGATAAAGCATCCCGGTCTTCGTGACGTTCGCCTGCGGCGCCATGCCGTCGAACTGCGCACCGTCGCGGTTCCTGGTGATCTTCCGCGCCTGCAGTGTGACCGGCCCGACCATAGGCGCTTCCAGGTCATCCGAACGGTAAGCCCGGTACCGTACTGTCGGCGGAATCGTGCGCAGTGTGCCAGCCTGCCTGGCACGGTCTATTTCGTCCGGTAGGATCTCGCCCAGGTCGCCCAGCGTGACCGATATACCGAAATCCAGGTTGCCGCGGTCATCCAACTGCCTGAGCCGCATGGGCACGTACTGCCAGAAGACCAATTCGTCGGTTTCGAGACGCGCCCAGAATCCCTCGCGATAACGCGTCTGAAGGCGCCACACCTGCGAAAAATCCGGCTGGCTGACTTCCAAGGTTTCCAGTTCGGCGGTGCTTTGGGGTGCGCCGAAATAGAAGTCGATGTATTGGGCGTCATTGTCGTCAAGCATGGGGCAAGTCCTCGTTCACCAATTTCGACAACAGGTCCAGGATCTCCTTTGCCGCCGGAACGCTGCCGTAGAGCGACAGCATGGTCACCAGCGAGCCCCAGTAATCGAGGGTGGCGTCATCAAACTCAGGCAGCGAGTCAACCTCCAATTGGAACGTTACTGTCCAACCGTTGCCGCCGATTGGCACCGGCCGGGCCGTTCCTGGCATGAAATGCGCCACATACCTTCGGCTGGTGCTGCTGTCGATGACCAAGTCCGCATAGAAAGGGCCGCCGCCCAGCCGGCGCATGTTTCGCCAGAACCCCATCAGCACGTCGTAATCCTCTCCGAAGACAACGTACGTGACGGGAACCATGTGCGAAGCGCCTTGTACGCCGGCTCGATAGCGGCCACTCCCGCCTTCAAGGCTGATTCGCTGCGAGCCATCACCTAGGTTCGGCCCATAGCCGGCCTGAACCGGCCGAAAAGGCATTACAGGAAAGTTGCTCATCGCTTTCGCTCAGTCTTGAAGTTCTTCGTCATAGCCCGCGCCCCTCTCGAATTGGGCCGACCAAGTTGCGACTCGATCATTTGAGGCCCCTGCGCAAAAACCTGGTCGCGCGCAATCAACACGACATCGTCACGGGTCAACTGCTCGGCCGTATATTCTTGGGGTGTGCCGTTGTTATGGATGGTTATCCGTGGTGGTTGCCCTGCACTGGCTGACGGGGCAGATCTCATCAAGGGCGCAGCAAAGCCGCCCTCAAAGCCCGCAAATGGCAATCCGGCACCTGCGTTCATAGCGTCAAGCGTTCCGCGACCGATCCGCGCTGTCGCAGCGGCATTCAATACATACTCCTGCCCATGCACCAAGCCCGTGATTTGATCGCGTGGCTGATCCCCGGTATAGCCACCTCCGTCAAGGAACATAAGTCCGTCGCCAGCGGCACCTACATCGGCAGCTGTTGCACTTCCTATGCCCGCTGCCCCGCCGCCAAGGGCCCCGACCAGACTGCCCACCATGCCCACAATGGCCTGCCGGGCTGCAATGCGCGCCAGATCCGACAGCACGGAAGTTGCAAAGTCTTTGAACGACAACTTCCCCGTGGTGGCGAACCGGACAATTGCATCCTCCATGCCCTGGAAGGCGTTGGAGAACATGCCCTTGGTCTGATCGGCCACGTTCGCGGCAGAGTCCAGATAGTTGTCGAGCGCCGATTTGGCGCCGTTCTTCCAGTCCGTTTGGGCCGCCCTAACCTCATCGAAGTAGCCCTGCTGCATCGACAGACGCAAGCGCAGATGTTCTTGCAATAGCGCCGTTTCACTCTGGTAGGTTTCCTGCGTAACCTGGCCGGACGCTAGCGATCGGTCAAACTGCGACATCTGGCGCTGGTAGTCCCGCAAGATCCCCTGCCGCGCACGCAGCTCCTCTTGTGCACGGTCGCCCAGACCCACGCCGGCCACTTGATCGGCGTACTGCTGCTGCTCAAGGTCGCGTGACGAAGCAAGGCTGGCACGCAGCGCATCCACCTTGGCCGTTTCCTGCCTTGTACGTAGCTCCGTTTCTGCCGCCACGTTCAGATCGAGTTGGCGGCGCAGCAGATCCTGCTGTGCAAGCAGGCTCTTTTGATCGGCCGTCAGAACCTTCTTATCCTTCAGGTCGGCAATCTGCTGCTCAAACTCGGCGCGCTTCTGCCCCCACGTCGCAAGCTTCCCCTCGCTTGTGATCTGGGCCTGCAGGGATGCTTCCGCTTCGCGGTACTGCTGCAACAGCTTGGTTGCGGCGTCTTCCGTATACGCCTTGACGGCGGGGTCCTTGTACTTCTCGTTGATCTGGTCGATCAGCTTCTTTTGCGTCTCCAGGGTCGCGCCCGTGAGATCAGCGTCCTTCTTGACTTGCGCAATCTCCCTCTCGCGCTTCTGGCGGTTGGTCTCCGTTTCCTTGGCGAGCGCTGACAATCGTGCTGCGGCGGCTATCCGCTCGGCTTCCTGGCGTTTCTGCCAGCCCACGATCGCCGCTTGGTCGGCCTGCTGCTGAAGCATCGACGCTTCAGCATTCAGTCGGCTGCTCTCCCGCTCCAACGGGCGAGCGCGCCGGCGTCCACCGCGACCACCGTCCCCGAAGAACGCCTGCGACTCGTCCGTTTGCGGGATCGCGTTCGCGCGCATCTGCACGAGCTCCGCATTGACAGCGCGTAGCTTGCTCGTGAGGTCGTCAAAGCTCGGCGCGCGCCCCAGGCTCTTCATCGCCTCCCAGGCGCTGCTGGCCCCCTGCTTGACCGCATCCCAGGCGGTTTCCAGCGTGCCCAGGTTCTGCCGCACCTCCTCGGCCTGCTGCTTCACCGCGTCCGCATAGGTGCGCTGTGCCAGCGCGGCGGCTTCCTGCGTGCGACCTTGCCGCTCAAGGCTGGCGATCTGCTGGTAGATCTCCAGCGTCAGGAAATGCTGCTGCTCATTCAAAGCGGCGATCGCCTCGGCCGGTTTGCCGCGCAGGGTTTCGAATTCCTGCACGGTGTCGGCGATGGCCTTGCCGGTTGCGCGGTTCATCGCCACGGCGGCCACGGCAACGCCTTCGATGTTCTGGCCGGCAATCTTGCTGGACCGGGCGATAAGATTCAGCGCATCCACTGCCTTGCCGCGCGATCCAGCCACGTCCGCTATGCGGGTGGCAAGGTTCGACATGCCTGCCGCCGTCTGACCCGCAGCATTCCCGCTCAAGATCAGCGTCTTGGTGAACTGCTCCTGTTCGCCCCTGCCCGACGAGAGGGCAAGCGTGAAGGCTGCGACTGCCGTAGCCGCAATTGTCCAGGGGTTCACAAGGCTGGCAATGGTGCTGCCCAGCGCCCGCGCTGCTGGAACAATGCCTCCAAACATGTCTTTCAACTGGCCGCCCTGCTGAAGCAAGACGGTAAGCGGCTGCTGGCCGCCCTGCAGCGACACAACGATATCGGTCAACTGCGCCGGCACGCCGCGAAGGGCGGCCGCCTGCTGTGCAGCGCTAACCCCGTACTGGTTCAATTGCTTCGTGGCGCCGACCGCTGCGGTACCAGTCGCGGCCAGCTTGGTCTTGAGTTCGTCCAAGATCGAAGTCGGAACACCGCGCAGCGCCGCGTTATAAAGGATTTGCTCCTTTCGGGTCATCCCGATCATGTTGGCCTGGTTCACCAGGGCGTCAACACGGCGGCGCTCCGCAGCGGCGAGCTTCGAATAGTCCGCTTGCGCCGCCTGCGACATATCGCTGGTACCGCGCTTGGCCGACGCGATCGCACTATCGAACTGCGAGGTATCCACGACGATGTCGAGCCGCGCAGTGCCAATGCTTTCCTGTGCCATATTTAGCTCTTGTGAAGAAATTCCAGGGCGGCACGCTCAATTATTCGAAGCCGGTCCATGACCCGCCGCTGTTGTTTCTGGCGAAAGCCGCGCAGCTTTAGATCGGCGTACAGCACGGAGTAGTCCAACCCAATCGGCCCCCCGGAGCCGACTCGCCATTGCGTTTGATTGCGGGCAAACAGCGCAAAGGCTTCAGCAAGATCCGCCCATATTTCGATTGGCGGCCTCTTGAAAAGCGCGGCCTTGGAACGGATTCCCGCTTTTGCGAGCGCATCGGCGGAAGGTGGCGCCCAATAGAACGCCGCCACCGCCGCCTTTAGTTTTTTTCCAGTTCGACCTGTAGTGCCCGGTTGTAAGCCTGAACAATGGCAAGGTCGGCGCCCGGCTGGTGTTGGCGCAGCGCGTTAATGCCAGACTCGTCCAGCGGCATGTCCGCATTCCAGCGGGCAACCAGCTCCAGCAACAACCCGCCCGTGGTGAGCTTGCCCTTCTCGACCTTCGCCATGAGCGCTCGATATTCATCGTCGGTCTTGTGTCGAAACGCCAATTCCAACTTTTGGGTACGGCCTTGGCCCGTGATGGTCACCGTAGTTTCAATGACGGGATTCCCTTTGATGATGAACGTCATGATTTAGGCCTCGTCGTAGGTCACGGAGTCAGGGATCAAAGACAGCGTGAAGCCGTTCTGCAGGTTGACGTTCTGACCGCCCGTGGGATCTTTGCGGAAAGACGGATAACCGTAGTAATACGTGACACTTCCATCCGGATACATCGTTTCCAGCACGATGGGCTCGCCCAATCGATCCGCGACGATCAGCGCCTTGTACCAGGCCTTTTTCCGGTCATGGTCGACGGTGTAGGTCAGCACCGTCGGCGTCTTGACCGTAGGCTTCTGACGCTGCTTTTTCGTCGGGTCTTCCACGTACTGGAAAGTGTGAAACTGCTGGTCTCCGCCCGTAATCTGCACGTCGGTGATCTGGTCCAACGAAACCCAGTCGGTTACCTTGCGGTAGGAACCGACGCCACGACCGGCTGGGTACAGACGTAGCTCAGTGGTGTCGGCCCCTTCGATCTTGAAACTGTCAGCGGCCGCGCCAGTGGCGCGATACACGGATTCGTTCAGCGCGGACCACTCCGAGCCGAGCACGAGGATGTCGCCATCTTCCGGAGGGGTTCCGACAGAGGCAACCGGGTCCTCTCCGTTCGTGATAGCACTGATCGCCACTGCCGCTGCGAGCGCGGTAGAAAAGCGGAATTGCGAGCCGTTGATAAAAATGGAAGACATGGCTTTCCTCAAAAGAAAAACCCGGCGCGCGGCCGGGTCTAGTGTTTAAGCAGGGTGGGAAAATCAGGTGGGAAGAAACCAGATACCAAAATCCTGGCGGGTGCCGTACTTCTTGATGGCCTCTTCGTAGAGGCTGGTGTGCGCGCCGTAGGGTTCCACGGCTGGAAAGTCACTTTCACAAAGCGTGGTGCCGATTGCGTCGGTAATGGCGTTCGCCTCCGAGCGACTTGTAGACCAGACGTAAAGCTGCATGCGCTGATGGCGCTTTTCGCGGCGCTTACCTTCGACGTACCACTGCTCAATGCCGCCGGCGCCCTGGTAGACGATCAGCGGAAACACCGGCTTGTCCGGCGTGACGTCCGCGTACGCGCGCCCGCCCACCAAAGGCCCCAATAACGCTTTCAGTTTCGCTTCAAGGCTCATCGTTTCCCCCTTGGCCGGCCAGCAACTGGGGCAACCGCTCGCGCCCCCGCTGAATCATTGCTGCCCGCGCTCGCGTTGCGGCCGCCTCGTATGCCGGCCGCAGGAACGGATAAGCAGGCACCCATTTCGGAGTCGCCAACTTGCGCCGCTTGTCCGTGACATAGCTCCCATCCGGCTTGCGGATCACCGCGTAGATTTGCCAGTGCCCGAACTCCACCAGATGCCCGTGGGGTGCCTTGCTCTTGTTCCAGGTGACGGCGTACTTGACCTCTTGCTCAGTCGAGTACCGCTCCCGGAACGCCAGATAGATTGCGCCCGCCAAGATGCCGTTATGCGGATTCACGCGGGCTTTGGCCTCGTCCCGCAGCACCTCCCCGCCGGCAACGGCCATGGAGCGCGCCAGGCTGACCCGTGCGGGTCCCAACAGCCGATCAAGGCCTGCGGACCAGCCGGACGTATCGAACGTCGCCTGCAGCCCCTTAGCCATCGCCGCCACCCTGTTCGCAGATCACGTCCGTCCATTCGCGGCCAGCCAGATCCATTCGAACGTTCTTGATGTCGAATGGATCGCCAACCGGGACACCATCCTCGAGCTCGAGCAACTGCATGCCCTGATCAAGCCCGCGGCGAAAGCGGATCCGGAAGCTATAGGCGTTGATCGAAGCCCCCACGTTCTCCTGATTGCGCGTGATGGAACCCATACCGGTCTGCCCGCGAGGGTCGGCCCACACGGTGGCCACTTCCACCCATGCGCCATTTGGCTGGCCGGCCTCATCCGTTCCCGGCTCTCGGCGTTCGATCCGCACGAGGCGGCGCAGACTACCCGCAGCGATGCTCATACGCCCAGCCCCACTCGGTTAGGCTGCAGCAGCGCCTGGGCGCCGACCGGCAGCGTGCGAGAGTCGGAGCCCTCCTCGCGGTTTCGGTACAGGCTGCCAGCGATCAGCAGAACGGCGGCACGAATTGCAGAGGTCACCACCATCGGATCGTCGCCCGCAGTGCCCGCGAGCACTGCCGCGGCGAGCGCGTCCGCAGTCGGATACACGCTCCGGTTCAGATACGCCTGCGCGTTCTCCTCTGCCGTCGCTCCGTAAACCTCGAGCAAAGGGTCATCCGTGGAGTCCGCGCGGCAATGCGAGCGCAGCAGTTCGATGGTGACCAGTTCCATTCATGCCCCCGTGGACGAGATGGCCGCCTGGATCGCCTCCAGAACCGACTTGCGCGCCTTGCCGGACTGCTCGGCCGCCAAGAGGGAGGGCAGCAGGGCCGGATCAGTGATTTCGGCGATTGCCGCGATGATTTCGGGCGCGTTCTGCGAGAGCAACGCGGCATGATCAGCGGCCGGCGGCCCGCCCGCCCCCTTATTTTCCGGCGGCGGGTTCATCTTGTTCTGCGGTTCAGGCGCCGCCCTCCCTCCTGCCCCGGCGATCAGGCCGAGCCGGAGCAGTTCTCGCGCGCGCTCGCCCGAAACATCGATCGGGCGCCCGCGTCGCTGGTATTCGCTTCCGTTGAGGAAGCCTTTGCGTGCGATAAACGACATGACTTGCTCCTGTGGAGCGGGCCGCGGCTAGGCCTGGCCCGCTCATCTGCTGGCGCCGCCTTATGGCGTGGGGTCGGCAAACTCGCCGTGGACGAACGACTCGGGGCGGTAGACCGCCATCGCCAGGCGTTCTTCGGCGCGGATCGTCACCATGTTCTTGCGGAAGTTGTCGCTGTCTTCCGTCGAGACTTCCACGGCGGCGTCTTCACGATCGAACACCTGAGCGGCAATGTTGAAGGCGCCGACCAGGAATTCGCCTTCGGGCACGGCGGTGGTGTCCACCACCGGCAGCTTCCACAGGCGCGGAACGCCACCTTCCACCACGTTGACCCAGATGTAGCGGCCTTGCTCGTCCTTCTGGAGTTCGATGTCGGCCCAGTCCACGGGGTTGAGCACGATGCCGCTGGCGCGGTATTCGGCGATGCGGACCTGCAGAATCGCGCGGCGCAACAGGTCGATCTTGGTGTCGCCGGCCTGGCGCAGCGATTCGTTGAAGGCCGTCGCCTGCGGGATCAGGCCCAGGAGGTTCTGGCCGGTGCCGTCGCCGGCGAGGATCTGGTTTTCCTCGACGTACTTCAGGCCGTAGATCGCGCGTCCGTTGATGTAGCTCTGCAGCAGCGGGACATCGGCCAGAACCTGCTTGGAGGCCAGGAACCAGTGGGCGATCGTCTTGACCGTCGTGGTCTTCAGCTCGAAGGACAGATCCGACTGCGGCTTCAATGCCGTTTCGGCCACCGGCGCCGCCATGTTCTGGAAGCCGGATTCCTGCACGAACTCGACCGAGTTCGAACCGGTACGGCCCGGCATGATCAGGTCACGGATGGTGAAGGGGCGATCCGGGCCCGAAACGATGCCGGGGACGCGAGTCGGCTGGATCGCGGCGCCGACGCCACCGGTGCCGGTCGTCGCGCTGGTGATGCTGGTGACCGCCTTGACGTTCATGCGGGCAATGCCGCGACCCTTCGCGGCCAGGCCGGTGAAGTCGTCGGACTCGGTGAACTGCTCGCCGATGGACTTTTCGGCCTGGTCGTCATTGGCGGCGCCGCGGCGGGCGAGCTTCTGTTCGACCTCGACCAGGCGTTCGGTCAGAGCGATACCGCTCTTCGACAGCGTTTCCAGGATGCCCTTGGTGTCGTCCAGGACCTTGCCGTGTTCCTTGATCTCGGCCGAGGCCTTTTCGGCAAATGCCTTGATCTCGTCGTCGCGATCGTTCAGCGCCTTGACCAGCGCCTTGATTTCCAGGGTGTCATCCAGGCGCCCCGCGTTGTCGGCGGACTTGCGGCCGAATTCGTGCTTGTGTGCCAGATTGGTATAGCGGCCCATTTGTGTACCTTTAAAAAGTCGGGAGTTGAAGCCGGCCGATCTGCTTGATCAGTCCAGCGGTTTCTTCTTTCGCCTCGCCCCCGGACTCGCTCCGGTCAAGCAGGTGTTTCAGTCCACGGTTGGCGATCACTGCGGCCTGAGATTTCGAGAAGCCTGCCTCGCGCAGGAACCGCTCAAAATCGGGAAGGTCCGGCATGCCGCCGTGGGCGATCCGGGCCTTGATTGCGTCAACGCGCGCCTCCTCGTTCGCGGGCGCGGTCACGATGGAGATTTCCACCAGATCCAGGCGCTTGAGCGTGCGGATGCGCGTCTTTTCGTCGTAGCTGTCCTCGCGCACGTAGTAGCCGATGGACAGGCCCGTGATCGCGCGCGTCTTCATGCCGCGGTATGCGGTCTTGGCGTAGGTCGCGTCATCCAGCCAAAGCTGGCCGGTCCCGTGGAGCCCGTGGGCGTCTTCCTTCAACTGGTCGATGTCCCAGTTGCCGATGGGTTCGCCGCTGCGGTGCTGCCACAGCACTGGAAACGTTCGCCCCTTCGCCCGCGTCTGCTCGATGCTGTCCGTGAACGCCCCCGGGGCGACCACCTCGTTGTACGAATCAACGACGCCAAAGACCGAGCCGTAGCCAGAAAAAAGGCCGTCATCCTGAACGGCCTTCACGTCGTAATCGAACGAGCGGATGTGCATCGCTGCGTCTTTGCGCTTCATGTCTTGTCCTCAAATGTCGGCAGGCCCAGCCAGGCGGAGAACGCCGACTTGGCTTGTTCCGCGCCGGCTGTCTCGCCGAGCTTGTCGATCGGCAGCAGGTTGGATTGCACGGTCAACACGTCCGCATTGCCGCCGCGCGCCGGCAGGTTCTCCTTAAGCCGGCAGTCATCGCGCGTGTAGATGCCGTTTTGCGTCATCACGGAATAGAACGCCGCGCGCGCCGCACTGTCGGCCCGCAACAGGCCTTCCACGTTGAACTTGGCGAAGTACTGCGGCCGTTCTGCCGGCGCCAGCAGGGATTTGCGTATGGACTGCTCGATGCGCGTTAGCCAAGGCCGGAGCGAGAAAGACAGAAACGCGATCATCTGCTGCTCGATGCCCGTTCCCCAGCTACTGGATTTCTCGGTGTGCCCGACCATCCAGGGCGGCACGCGGAACCAGCGGCAGATTTCCTCAACGTTGAACGCCCGGGTGGCGAGCAGTTGCGCATCCTCGGGATTCATGGGCACTTGCTGGTACTTCATGCCAGCCTCGAGGACCATCGTTTTGCCCGAGTTCATCGCGCCGGCGAACTTGGCCGACAGGCTGTCACCCAGCTGTGTGCGCTGGTCCGGGTTCAGGATCTTGTCCGTGGATAGGACGCCCCCCACATTCAGCCCGTTGGCGAAAATCTTGGCGCTTGCCTCGTCCGCCGCCAGGGACGCCCCGATCACGTTGGCGCCGTACCGGATCGTGGACATGCCCAGCAAGCCGTCCAGGCTGAAGGCGGCGATATGCCACATTCGGTCCTCGGGAATCACCCGGTGCGTGCCGTCTATGTCGTTGTAGCGGTACTCGATCGATCCGTCGGCCAGCCGGCGGACCTGCATCCGCCACGGATAGAGCAGATCGATCGCAATGATCCGCCCCTTGCTCATTCGCTTTTCGGCGAACGAGTTTCCCCACAGCAGTAGGCACGCAACCAGCACCTCCCAGAACTGCACCGATGTCATGTCGGCATTGGGCTGGTGGCGCAGTAGCGCGTATAGCTCCAGGTCCGTCGCCTCGACCGCCTCGCGTCCTTGCCTGCGATAGAGGTCAAACGGCAACGTGGCGATCGTCTCGGCCAACAGCCGGACGCAGCTCCATACGGCCGAGAGCGTCAGCGCGGACTGAGCGGTCACCGCCTTGCCGCTGGCCGAAGCGCCACCGGCCCATGCAGCCCAGAATGCGGTGTCCGCCAGGCCCAACTTGCGCCCGATCCAGTCGCTTACGCTCGATTTCACGCCGTCCGGAGCTGCCGACCTGAGGGCGGGGACAAAGCTGCGGGCCAGAACCTTCGAAAACGAGCTATTGGCCATGCGTCACCCCCCGGATGCCGCGAAGCAAATAGATCGCGACCACGAAGGCCACAACTGCGCCGCTGATCAGGCACCAACCAGGCCCGGCCAGCAGGTAGACGCCGCCGGCGAGCATGGCAACGCCTGCCAGGAGCAAGAGCACCAGCAGAATGATTGCTGCCTTCATAGATTTATCCGATAACGATAGGGTTGGCGAAGAACCCGTCCAGGCTCTGAAGCCCCCGCGGCTCAGGGTTGAGCGACAGGAGGGAAACGGCGTCAAAGAGCGCCATGAGCGGGTCGATTTTTGCGCTGCCCGAAACCTGCTTGTTGATGGCCAGGGCATTGCCCTGCTGGACGGTCTTCGCATTTCCGACACACCAGGCCATCAGCGGCCGCCCGCCGTGCAGCATTTCCTGGCCGGCAACCTTCCGCTCAGTCGTTTTGATCGCGCCGTTCAGGCGCCAGCCCTGCGAGATTGCCGTGATCTCTTCGAGAGTGAAATCGCGCCCCGGGCTGGTCAGCTCGTCAACGATGTCGCCGATTCCGGACCCGTCCACGCCGATGCACAGCTTCTCGGGCAGAAGACCGCGATCGCGCACGCGGCAAACGATGTCCGCCACCTCGGCAACGTCGTCACCGGGGCGCTCAACGATCTTCAAGTCGCCCTGCTTCTCGAAATCCTGCAGCGCCGGCGCAATTTCGGCCCTGCGCTCGAGGACGATCTTGTGCGCCCAGGCGCGCCCCCAGTGGAGCCAGCGCCGAGTCCCAACCTCGCGGCCGAGCAACGCGAACCCGAGCAAGTCGTCCAGCCCCCCGCCGTCGATGCCGACCACGACCACCTCGCAGCGGTCCAGAAACGCATCCAAAGCGGCCAGACCCGGATCGCCTTGCGCTACCCAGAAATCGGCGCCAGTCCAGCGGTTCGACCGCAGGTTCATGCCGATTTGCACGTTCAGGTGCTTAGCCAGGAATTTCTGGCTGGATCCGTCGGTCTTGGCGAGGTGCTTCTTTAGCTCGTCCGCGAGCCATTCCGCGCTGACCGAACGGCCCAGGTTCGGGTTCGTGATGTAGAAATTCTCAGGCAGAAGGTAGGCCTTCGCCTCGACCATTTCATCCGGGAACTCATACAGAATGCCAAGCGTCTTGCGATCCTCGATCTTCCCGTCGCGCACGTCGCGCCAGTAGTCGAGCTTCTCCTTGAATACGCCGGCCGGCGGGTCATCGCTCTGCGTGGTCAGGTAGATCACCCATCCCTCATCGCGGGAGACCTGGCCGCCCAATGCCTCCATGAACATCGCCGCCGCGTTCGCGCGCTTGCCGAAGAGCCACAGCTCATCCACCAGGACTCGCCCGGACTTTTTACCCGATACCGTGTCGGTGTCAGCAGCCACAACCTTCAGGCTGTTGCGCGTCACTCGATGGGTAATGGTGCGGAGGTGGTCCTGGATTTGGAATATGTCCGACAGATCCTCATCTGCACGGATCATGCTGGCCGCCGGCTTGAAGCTGTTATCCGCGACCTCTTTCGTCGGCGCCAGGATTAGGTGTTCCTCTTCCGCGCGCCAGCACATCACCAGCGCCGTGAGCATGATCCCGGCCGCGATGGTGGACTTCGTGTTCTTCTTGCTGATCAGGAGTCCGTACTCGCGGATCAACTGCTTTCCGGTCTCTGCCTCGTACCCGCCGAAGATGACGCGCACGAAGTCGAACACCCACTCTTCCGAGCACTCGCCAAACGTGGGCTTGCCCGGAAGATCCACAACGCGAAGCTGCTTGAAAATGTTCAGGGCGTAATCCGCCTGGTCCTCGAAGATCGGGGCGGGGATAATTGACCGGCGGCCCCGCAGCCGATCCGCCCAGTCCGGGCATGCGGTTGTCCATTCCATGGATTAGCTTCCGACGACGCGCAGCTTTGTGGGAGGTGGCGGGGCCGAGAATCTCTCGGAAACCCGCTTTGCGGCCTCTTTCTCTGCGTCCTTCTTCCCGCCCTCGCCCTTCTTGGCGTGCGTGTATTGCACCGCGGCGATGGCGGCACGCACCTGCAGGGACGTGGCCTCCAATTGCCCGAGCGCGACTTTCTGCAGAAGGTCCAGCATGTCATCCGCTTCGATCAGCGGCGGCGGGGCCTTAGGCGTGTCGTCTGCCTTCTTGCGTGGGCGGCCGGCGCCCGAACGAGCGCCGCCGCTGCGTCCTTTGACTCCAGCCATTTGAATTCCAATTTGAAAAGGGGAAAAATTCTGCGCATGAGGGAACAGGTGGTTTCCAAGGGCGAGCCACCCTAGACTTTCGACCCGCCCCCCCCTGCCTGCCGCCCGACCAGTGGCCGCGGCCCCTCTGCCGATGCCCCAGGGAGCCGCGCAGAGGCCCTACAGGACGCGACGATTGACCGGGCGGGCCTCGGCGCCGGCCTCGATGCTGAGGCGCCCTACGGCTTCCTACTGGCGCGGACGGATAGGCCGCGCCTGATCCACCGTTCCACCTTGGTCGTGTCAGGCGTTGCGCCCGTCAGGCGCGCCGCGATGACGACGCCGACCAAGTACCAGCGGACCCACCACGCGACGCGAAGGGAAAGCTTGACCGTGATCTGTGCCATTACGTGCGGCTCCTGTACCCCATGTCCTGGCGCGTCTTGGCGTCGTGGCATCCGACCTTGCGACCGTGCGCATCGCGCGAGACGCACAGCACCTGCGAGTTCTCGTCGGTATCCGCGCCGCCATCGTTCAGGCTGACCTTGTGGTCCAGCTCGAACCCTTCCGGGTACACGGTCAGCTCGCCGCAGTGGGCGCAGTGTGGGTCAGCAGACCAGACACGCAACCTGCGGTCTTGCAGCTTGCGGCCCGTCATGCGCTTGGCGCTGGGCGTGGGCGCGGCGGTAAGCCGGGACCCAGCCATTGCAAGGCGCGGCTTGAGTGTCTTGAGCTTCATGCCTGGACCGCCTCGCCACGAAGATGCGCGGCATAGGTTCGCACCAAGCCGCCTATAGCATCGACACGATTGATGTATTGAGACATCAGCCGCGCTCGACATTCACGCCTGGACCCCGGGGCCAACCGATTGATGCCGGACACCTTGCGTCGGTACATCTGATCGCACTCCTTCAGCATCTGGCGAGCGGCCGCGCACAGCGCAGCGGCTGCACCCGCACGTTCCGCATTGCGGATATCGCGTCGAACAACCGCATCGAAAGCTTGTCTACACATGGGGCGCACCTCTCTGTGATCTTGCCGGGTGCTATCCACTGCACACCGCCCGGCGGCGATGCTCAACCACCCGCGCGCCATGCCCAGCGCGCGGACCCTTGATAGCGAAAGGGGGAGTAGTACGATATGGACCCGCGACTAACGGTTGAACGCCGCGCGGCCCGTGCATTCAATGCCACGGGCCATTTATTAGGTGACCTGAAGAAGGAGATCACCGCAATGCGTATCCTGATCGTAGACGACGCCACCGTATCTGCTGAGCTGACCGCCGAATGTTTGATGATGGAACCGGGTGTTTCGGTCCAGATTGCAGGCGACGGTGCAACGGCACTACGCACCATGGCCGAGTTCCAGCCCGACGCCGTTCTGCTCGATGTTGATCTGCCCGACGCGTCGGGTCTCGACCTTGCACCGCAGCTCAAGACAATGAACGAGGGCCGCGCCCCACGGATCATCATTTTCAGCGGCAGCGTCCGACAGTCGCCCGGGTTTCTACCGGACGGTGTTGATGCTTGGCTCACAAAGCCTGCACACCTTGACGCGCTGTTGGACTGCATCTTTCGACCCGATGCAAAAAAAAGGGGCTTGACGGATAGGACATAATGCCCTAATATTCAGTTCAAGGCCGGCGCACACCGCGCAAGGTCACCTACCGGAGAACTCCGATGAACCAGCAAGAACAAGCCACCGTCCAAGCCGCAATCGCGATCCTGGACAAGCACCTCAAGCAGCCGGGCGTTGCAGCCAACAGCCCCAAGGCCATCAAGCAACTGGTGCGTCTGGCGCTGGAAACCGAAGAGCGCGAAGTCTTCTTCGTCCTGTTCATGGATTCGCAGCTTCGCCTGCTGTCTGCCGAACCTCTCTTCTACGGCACGATTGACCAAGCCCCAGTGTTCCCCCGCGAAGTCGCTCGCCGCGCTCTGATGCTGAACGCTGCGGCCCTCGTCATCGCCCACAACCACCCGTCGGGCAACGCCACCCCGTCCGAAGCGGACAAGCGCATCACCAAGACCCTGCGCGCGGCGCTGGAACTTTTCGATGTGCGTCTGCTAGACCACTTCGTGGTCGGGTCCGGTCAGATGACCTCGTTTGCTGAAGCTGGCCTGATGAACTAACAAGGAGGGGCCCGGGAAACCGGGCCTATTGACCTATGGAAACTCGCGTACCTTATGGCGCCCCCGCGATCCGTCCGGAATGTCTGCGGCCTTTTGCCGACGGCTGGCAGCAACCCGAAGCGGGCGAAGTGCGCGCCGTGCTGTCTATGGCCGGCCTGACCGGCGGCGAAGCGGCAAAGCTGCTCGGGATCTCTGACGGCCGGACTATCCGGCGCTGGACGGGCGGCGATTCGCCCATCCCCTTCGCTGCCTGGGCGATTTTGTGCAACGTGGCAGGCCTGGGCGTCATCTGGGCAAAGCCACAGCAGTGAAGTTCTCTTGCATCACCACACGCAAGGAGTGCCACACATGAGCAAAGAAAAGCGCCTGGATATGGACGCAGCGCGAAAGCTGAACCTGACGCTGGCCACCGGAAAAGTCGAGTGCCAGGTTTCCAATCGTTGGCTTCAGTTCCCGAGTGAAGCTCCGATGTTTTCTGATGGTGCGTACGTGTTCGTGAACGTCATGACCGAATCGGAAAACGGGACCGAGCGCAAGCTGTGCGAGCTCATCTTGCGCAAGCACGAGCTCGAGCATGTGCTTTCACGGGTTCAAGTTCGCCCTAGCCGGGAATAGCCAAACGGGCTCTTTATCTGCTCGCTAAAGACTGCCCCGCCGGCACGTCAAAGACCGAGTTGAAGGGCAGCGTTTCGGCGTACATCCGCGTATCCGCCCCCGACTTGATAGCAGCATCACATTGGACGCAATACGTCTCGGCGCCCCTCCGGACTAGCTGCTGAAAGTTGCGAAAGTAGCCCTGGCAGCGGTCGCACTGCATTTCCAGACACATAGCGCTCTCCAAAAAGGTAAAGCCCCGACCGGCGTTCCGTGTCGGGGCTTTCGTTTGCGTGGAGCGGGCAGAGGGAATCGAACCCTCGCTGCGCGGCTTGGAAGGCCGGCGGCTCACCTCGAGCATGCCCGCAAAGCGGAGGCCCCGCCCGGACAAGCCGGCGGGGCTATTTCTCTGAAACTGTGACCTACGTAAACCCGTGGCCTGGCCCGCTAAAGGCTGCAGCGGGTCGGTCGGTGCCATTCTGTTACTGTTACGTCCCACACCAAGCGGAGTCAGACCGATGGCAGGCAAGTTGGACTGGAATTTTGACGGAACCGTGCTCGCTAAGAGCTCGGGGTACCTGTGGTTTCAGAACATCGCGGAGATTGAGAATCGTCCGGGCTATGTTGCATCGTTAACCGTTACCGAAGGGGATCTGTCGCATCTCGTTGGCGGATACCGGTTTCGGCCAGACGAAGAAGCCCGGTGCGGCCTCAACGGCTGCAATCAGCCGCACCAAAAAGGGTTTGTGATTGCAACGAAGGACGGCAGCGAAACTGTATGCGGCAGTGTATGCGGCGGAAATAACTTCGGCATGGACTTCAGAGACATGGAGGCCAAATTCTTCGCGACCGCGGCGCAGGTCACCATGCAACAATCGATCGCGGACCTTAAGGCGGGGGCCGGTGCCTGGCTTGAGCGAGTGTCGCAGCTTGAGGCCGACCTTATGCTGGTCTATGGCCCGTTGCAAAAAGTTCGGCATCAGTTTCGCCAAGAGCGCACCGCAGATCGGCTGTTGACCACCCTCATACGCGAAGGCGGCACGATCAAACGTCAACGCGAGCTGACCAAGCGAGAGCGCGACATCATGGGGAACCCCAAGGTTCGCTTCACCTCAGAAACTGTGGCAACTGTACGAGGCATCTCAGCACTAAACGACTACGCCCGCATCGCAAACGTCCTTGAAAAGGATCTGCGCGGAACCATCGAGGAGGTGCAACGCCTTGATGACATCCAGGCCGTGAAAGGCGCAAGGCTCACTGCCTATTCAAGCGCGGTCCAGCGTATGCCGAACTTGGCGAAGGAAGTCGGTGATTTCGTTAAGGTTGCCCGCGATTTCTTGACACCCGACAACCTGCTGACGCTCATGCGCATCCAGGAAATGGATCAAGCCAGCGCGACGAAGCTTGCGCCCGTGTTCAAACGTATCAAGGATTGCTTCGAGCCCGGCGTTTAGTGGTTGCCCCCGCCAAGAGGCCCAGCCAGCAAAAAGCCCGCTGCTTTCGCTGGCGGGCTTCTCGCGGGCGGACTTCTGAGGAAATCCGTTATCGCTGATTATGGCGGCGAACTTCCGCACAGTCAAGGATTACGGGATAAATCCCCCATCGCGCAGCAGCTTTTCGGCCGCAGCATGCGCCGCTTGCTCGACGCCGTAGATGGGCTCCGCGCCCTTCTTCTCGCGCGTCCCACGCAGCCAGTCGTTGGTCCTGGCGCTGGCCCGTTCAACGCTACGCACCTTGCACGCATACTCGTCGGCGAGTGATTGCAGGGTCCGCACGCTGCCGCTGTCGTAGTAGCGGCGCACGAGGGCATACAGCAGTTCGCTGTGGGCCGTACGCATCGACAGGTACGCACCGAGCGCAGTCGCGACCTTGTACATCGCAGCCGTCCAGCCAGGATGATCCGCCTCGCTATGGCAGTGCGTGCAACTTGCCACGCGCTGACCATAACGGGCGTGCAGCACGGCCACGTGCAGCGGGTCTAGGTTCCGTTCCAGGAACTGCCGAACCTTGCCGATCTCCGCGCAGCCGTCCGCCCCCGACAACGGGCCAGGCTCGCCCAGGCGCATGTCAGCGGCGCGGGCCATCGCTGGCCGGTTAAGAGTGTGCCGCTCATCGCTGAATGCGTAGGCCAGCGCCACGGCCAAACGCGCAAAGGGCGTATTGCGTTCGCTCATGCTTCCTCCGGCATCACGTAGACCGGATAGACCGGCGCCGGCTCGTTGCTGCCGCCAGCGATGCGCAGCCACGTGTTCATCTGGTCCAGGGCATCGGCGTCATGACGCGGATGCGCCGCCCAGAACAGCATCCACTGGCCCCGCTCCGACTCACTCAGCGTCATCAGGTGCTTTGCCAGCAGGCGGTCCAGGGTTGCGCGGTCGGCGAGAGCCACGCCCCCACGGCAGCGCCAGCAGCGGCACGGCGCGTATGCCATGCCTTGATCGACGTGCGATTCCGACAGGTTGTGGACGTGCGTGGCGGGGGCGGCCCGGCGTTCCTCATACGGGATTTCCAGCCAGGTGTCGGGGTTGTTGTGATCGAGCATGATCAGTTCCTCAAACGATTCCAGGGTTGTAGGGAGGGACGCGCAGCAGGCGCGCCACAAGCTCAACCGCAGAGCCGTCGCGGACGGTGCTCTCGGTAAAGCGCAACACCTTCCAGCCCGCAAGGGTGGCGGCGTTGTACTTCTCGCAATCAGCGACGAATCCGGATCCACGGGTGTGACGCCCGTTCGTCCATACGCCGCCTTCAATCTCGACCGCGATCTTTTGATCCGGACAAGCAAAATCGAAGCGCCAGAGGCGCGGGGGCGCGAAGCGGTATTCCCGCTGCGGCTCCAGCACTTTCAAGGCGCGTGCATCGCGCGCGAAGCGCTCCTCAAGCGCGCTCGGGGCCTTGGGGGCCCGCTTGCCGGCCGTCATCGCTGCCACGGGGATACGTACTGCGCGGGTCGCCATCAAGCCGCCCCCGTGCGCGCCAGCGCCCTGTTGTGGCAGTTCACCAAGATCGTGTGCCATTCGCCGCGGCGGGCCCAGTAGGTCCGCCGGCATTCCTCGACCTCGGTCAGGTTGAATTCCTTCATCTGCAACAACTCCGTCAGCCGGTTTTCGATCTTGGCCGGCAGCGCCTCTGTGTTCTTCTGTTGTGTCATCTACTTGCCTACATCCTTTGTTCTTTGCCACCTGAACCCGAGCTGGACAAGACCAGCCATCCGTAGACTGGCCTTCACATGAACCGTCGCCGTATCCATGACCCGCCAGCCGTTCGATGTTCGGGCGCTAGCTTCGCCACCCTTATGCCTGTCTCAACATCTTTCCCACGGTAGGCAATCTTCCCCAGGCGCCGCGGTTAAGGTGTCCCACCGCCTGGGTGCTGTAAATCGTGGCAGCTATCCCACAGCCTTACGCTCCGACTTCGATTTGATCCGCCTGCAGGTGTCGCATACGCTGGCGGCGCCGGGCTCATCGACCACGACGAAGCTGCTGTTTGGATTAATGACGCCGTTCTCGTAGGCATGGCACAGGGTGTCGGCCCCGCCCCAGATGTGTGCCTTCCTGCTCGGCTTTCTTTTGTGAACGAGATACTTCATACGGCTGCCCTCCTGGCGGTCATCAGCTTCATAGCGACGGGTAGCACTCCGGCGCGCACATGCAGGTCGTTGGCGTCCTCGCCGATCGCGTCGCTCATGCAATATGCAAGCCCCGCCTCCTTCGCCGCGCGCTCGCCTGCGCCGCTCTTGTCGTTGTCGGCGAAGGCGTACTTCATTCCTTGCACGTGGCCGGCGGCGTAGCGCATGTTGCTGTCGCTGAAGCACACCAGCACGGCCGCATTCAGCCGCAAATGCTTGATCGCGGCGTCGATAGATAGACCGGTGGCATACCCCTCGCACAGGACCGTCTCAAGGGCGCTGCTGGGGCCGATGCGCATTACGGCGCCCGTCGCCCGCATACCGGTGGCCATACGCTTGACCCATGCACGCTCCACCGCATCCCAGCGCACGGTCTGCACGCCCAGGATGCGATTGTCAGAAACGTCGCGCATAGGGATCACCAGGGCATCGTCAGGAGCCACAAGGCCTTTCACGTCGGGGAACCCCTTGCGATGCAGATATCCGTGTACCTGCGGCACGCAGCTACGGATAAGCACCTCGGCCTGGCGCGCTGCCTGGATCTGGCGCGCGATGCGTTGCTGGCGCTCGGCGCCGCGCTTACGCGCCCATTCCCGCTTTTCTTCGTCGGTCCAGGGCTTGATTTCGCCCCCGTACCAATGGACCTCGCCGTCACCGTCCCAGGCCATGACCCAGCCGCGCTGACCGTCCCAGAAGTAAGCGCCGTTCTTGCTGCGCTCATGCGCAGTCGTGGCGCAGCGACGGATACGGTCGCTCGGGTACAGGTCGCCAACGAGGACGCCACAAGCCCGCGCGAATTCGCTAAACGTTTGCATTCGCGCCCCCCTTCTCCCTTCCCTTCAGATACGCAAGGCGCAGCGAAGTGATCTTTCCCAGCGTGTTGCGCGTCGGCGGCGTGTTCGGCATGTCGTGAAACTTCCAGTCCCTCGAAGGCCAGTCGCCCGTGATGTCGTGGAACAGCGCTCGCGCACGCTTCTCCTGCTTGTCCTCCGCGGACTTCTCGCGGGCGTAGGTGCAAAGCTGCTCGAACAGGTGGCGGCGGTCGTCGGCGAGTTTCTTCTTGCCCAGCATGACGGGCAGCATTTCCCCCGCTTCGACCTCTACCAGCGCTTGCTTTTGCACCTCGAAACCGCAGGCCATGCAGCGGCGTGCGAACGGCGTGTGACCGCAGGAGGGGCAGCCCTCGCGTTCGGATTCCTTCGTCTCGCGGCGGATCTCCTTGTCCAGCTTCTCGCCAGCGTCCAAGGCGATCAGGCCGTTGTAGAAGACGTTCTCGAAGTCCTTCAGGAAGCGGATGAAGTTGCCGCTGTGGTCCAGGAGGATGCAATCCGTCTTGCCAGTCTCAGGGGACGAGCGCAAACCTCGCCCCCACATCTGAATCGCAATAGAAAGCGACTTTCTAAGGGGACGGCAGTCGATCACGCAGCCAACGTCCTTCACGTCAAAGCCTTTGGCCAGCGCCTCCACGCTGATCAGGATGCGGATGACCGAATCGGGCTTCTCGTATTCCGCCAGCAGCATGTCACGCTCGGTCTGCGTGGTGTTCTGGCTGTAGACGGCCGCCATGACGCCGGCCTCATTGAACTGGCGGCAAAGCTCCTCGCAATGAGCGATGGTCGAGCCGAAACAAATGGTCTTGCGTCCTTCGCCGTAACGGATCCATTCCGATACCACGTCGCCGACAATCCCCATGCCGCGTTCAGCGGCCGCGGCTTCGGTCCATTCGCCACCAGCCGTTACCGCACCGTCCATATTGACGCGCTTGGCGCTCAGGACGCGCATCGGGACAAGAATCCTCTGCTGCGTCAGATCATTCATAGTCGCGGCGTTGATTAGGTTGGTGAACAACTTGCCCAGGCCAGGCGAGAACGGCGTGGCGGACAGGCCGATCACGGACGCCTTGCATGTCCGGATATGTTCCGTCCAAACGCTCAATTGTGTGTGCGCCTCATCAATGATGATGACATCTGAAGAAGGCCAACCACGGCTGGCCAGGGTCTGCGCGCTTGCAATCTGAAGCGGCATGCTAGGGTTCACCCGCCAGTGGCTGGACTGAATGACCCCGTGGCAATTCAAACCGTAGCCATCTGCCGCCTTGCTTGTCTGGTTGATGAGCGCCACCCGATCGCATACGAACGTGGCGCGTTTGCCGAGTTTCAACGCTTCATAGGCCACGCGTAGGCCAAGATAAGTTTTCCCCGCTCCGGTCGGAGCCATGAGCAGTTGGTTCTTATGGCCGGCTCGGCGACCGGCGCGGAGTGCTTCGTGCGCGCTGACCTGGAAATCACGGGGCTTCTGAAACCGAACGGCGCTGAGGTCAATTTCGTCGGCGAACAGAGTTTGATTCATGCGGCCCCCGTGCGCTTCTCGAGCGCATCGAGCTTGCGCTTGTAGGCTTTGGCCGCCTTGACGGCGGCATCCTTCTCATTCATCAAGCCTTGTACGCGGGTCGTCAGTACGCGGTTTTCTTCCGTCAGGCGCGCGATTTCAGCCATCGCAGCGGCCAGACGGTCATCGGATTCGAAGACGCGGCCCATCATCTGGTTGTCTGCCAGCAGACGTTCGTGATCAGCCAGCAATTCCCGCTCGGCGTCCTCGGGGCTTTCACGATCGTCGTTTTCTACACGTGACGCCGCCGGCGTGGTGCGCTTCTGCGGAGCCTTCTTCTCGCGCGCCGCCTGCTTGATAGCGGCCGGGCCCGCGGCGGCAAGCGCTGCCTGCTCTTCCTTGGGCATATCCGCCACGGCGTGGGCGTCTTTCAGCGAGACCGCCCCCGACTTGACCGCGCTCTGGATCTCGGGAACGGCATCGCGGCCGACCTTCTTCGCGCGTTCGATGGTGGCAACGCCGACGCCAGCCGACGCCGCCATCTGCGCAGCCGTCTTGGCCGGCAATTCCCTCCCGGGGAGGGAATTGGGATCAGCGGCTGACGCATCCGAGACAGATGCGGAGATTGCGCCTCCATTCTCCGCACCAGATGCGGCGATTGTGAGGGCGGGGTTGCCCACGGCGCGCCACTGCCACAACTCGGTTTCGATGAGAGCCCAGGCGCCGGCGGACAGGTGGCGGCGCTCCTTGTTCTGCGCCTTGACGAAATCAACCGGGTCCACGTCGCCGAGCTCGACTTCCGGGCACGGCATGCCCAGATCCAAGCTGGCGCTGTAACGGTGCCAGCCGTCGATCACCATCCCTTCGTACAGGGTGATGGAGTTTTGGACGCCGATGTTTTCGATGCTGTCCTTGAGCGCCTGGAATTCGGTGACGCTCATGGCCGGGAACGCGGCCGACAGGGGGTGCTGAGCGTATGCCATGTTCACGCGTCCCCCGAGCCGATCCACACTGCCCCCGGCGCCGGCGGCGTGGTGGTGTCGCCAGGGACGTGCTGGGCACCGCGGCGAAGCTGCCGGGGACATACGTCACGCTGCAAGGGCTCGCGAGCCTCCGTGCCCGTCATCCGGACACGATCATGCAATGCGAGCAGCCTCACGCCCAGGGAGTAAGCGGGGTCCGCATGCCGGCCAGTGTTCAATTGGGAAATTGCGCCCTGGGAGCAACCGAGCGCCTCGGCCACCGCCTGCTGTGACCACCCGCACATTTTTAGGCCCCCGACTATGGACGCCCAATCGACGACGTTGCCGTTTGAGACATTAAGCATGGGCGGTCTCCTGCTCAGACGGAGCAAGGTCGGGCCAGAGCCTTTGCCAGTCGTTGGGGTGAAGTCGCACGAACGCCGCGAAGACGCGATCTGCGATCTTGGGCGGCAAGTCCTCGGGCCATTGGCGGACGCCCTGATAAGTAATTCCAAGGGCAGCGGCCGCTTTAGGAATGGTTCCGCCCAACTTTTCGATTGCACGAGCTTTTTTCATGCCCAAATTGAATCATGATTCAGTATGATGTGCAACCATAATTCAACCACCACAGGCGAAACTTTGAATCATGATTCAGACCTACGCAGACCGCCTCCTCCTCGCCATGAGCCAGCGCAACGTCGATGTGACGACGCTCGCCAAAGCGTTGGGCATGAGCTATCAGGGCGTTAAACGGGTTGCCGACGGCAAGTCCAAAGCGTTCACTGCCGCAAACAACGAAGAGGCCGCGCACTTCCTCCGCGTGTCGCCGCGATGGCTCGCCACCGGTCAGGGCGACATGGACGCCGGAGCAGTTCGCGCCCCAGATCCTTGGCCGCTTCCCTTTGTGGAAGAGGCAGACGTGCGCGCCCTGCCGCCGGAGCAGCTAACCGCGCTGGGGGTGGCGGTTGCCCTGGCCGTCGCGCAGCTCAAGCTCAACATCAAGGTGTCGCCGCAGACTTCAGCCGCGCCCTCATCCGCAAACGCGACATTACGAGCGCACAAGCCAGGTGCGCTCGTGGACATGGACGCCGCAGACGACCCGTTCCCGATGCGCATACCCGGATTGCCTCCCGCGCCGTGGGATGCCGAGGGCGCCGCGCCACGCCCCCTCACGCCGTTGCGGATTAGCACGCAGGCGGGCGTCACCGCGAATGCTGGGCCAGGTGAGCCGCATGCGGCCAATGATGAGTTCGAAGAAGTGCCTGAGCTGGCCGAGGTGCGCCTGGCCGCAGGCGACGGCATCGAGAACCACAGCGAAGATCAGACGGGCATGATCCAGTTCCGTCGCTCGTTCCTGAAGGCTGTCGGCGCGGATAACGGGAAAGCGCGCGTGGTGTATGCGAAAGGCGACAGCATGGAGCCCGTCATACGCGACGGCGCCGCGCTGTTGGTCGTGCCCAACGAGAACCTGACGCTCCGTGACTTGGCCGCCGGCGGCGTCTATGCCATCAATTACGACGGCAAGATGCTGGTGAAGACCGTCGCCAAAGACAAGCTTACTGGGCGATGGGTGGCGCGTTCCTTCAACCCGGCGTACCAAGACATTCCGCTGGAAAACGGTCACCCGGCCCGTGTGTTGGGACAGGTCGTTTGGACGGGCGCCCGCTTGCGCGATGATGAAGCCGGCCAGTGGGTCCGCGAACGCTGACCGCACATGACGGCAATTTAAGCCACCCTGGGGTGGCTTTTTTTATGTGCAATCAACCACACGATTGAATTATGGTTGACCAGCAATTTGAATCATGATTCAATTGCTGCACGGTGGATTTAGTCCACCGCAAAAAGCAAAGCCCCGCACCTGTTAGCGCAGGCCGGGGCTTCAAGAAGTACCGCAGTTAGCGCTGCGGCCCTCGTACCTGGACAGCCTGAGGAGGCCATTATGTCCAAGAAAAGTATCCGCCCGCAAGGCGCGGAGGGGATTTCTCACGCGTGCACTTTAGCACAACCCCCGCACGTTCCGGTATCTGGTATTTCATCCAGTGCCGTTGCGGTCGACGGTTTCCGCGCCGCCGAGCAATGGCATAGCCAGTTTTGCGCAAATGCTAAAGCGGCAGCAGGTTACCTCTTCCCTTCACTGCTCCGCCAGTGCTTCGCCGCCCTTCCTGAAACCGCGCAGGGCGACTTTCTGGATGGTGTCGGCGCCTTGTTTGTCAGCTTCCAAGTGATCGGCGAACCCGCCCCCGATTGTCAGAACCTTCGCGAGGACGTGGCCTTGGCACTCATGCCGCCTGAAGAACAAGATAACTGGGCACTCGCACGCGACCCGAAGAGGGGCGAAGCATGAGTGCCCGCACCGACTCCACCCTCCGAATCACACCCGCCGAGTACCGCCAGTTCGCGGAGGAGGTAAAGGCGCGCGGGTTGGTCCTGCGGCTGTTCGAACAGCCGGCACAGATCATTGGGCTGCGCTCCGGACTGGACGCCAGCGTCATTGATGCAACGTGCGAAGAGGTGACTGGTTCGCTTGTTGAAGCCCCGTCGCTACTTCTCTGCACGTCGATTGACGCCGGCCGGGTTCGTCGCGAAGCAAAAGATCGCTACGAATGCGACGTGTCTCAACTGACCGATGCGGAAATGTACCGGTTCTGGCTTTACCACGAGATCGGGCACAGCGCCGACAACTATTGCTCTCTCTCCTACCAGCTCAGCGAAGCGGCCAACGACCAGGAAACCGCGAAGGGCATCCTCGACCGCATTTGGTACGCGAATGAGGTCCTTGCCGACCGGTGGGCATGGGCGCAGGTTTGCGATCGGCCGATGCCGCTGACTCAGAGCGGTCAGCGATTCCAAGATGCCATCGCGGCCGAACTGGAGTTTCTGGATGGCGTGACTGGCGGTCGAAAGAACTATGCCAAACGGCCGTTCCCGCACATCAAACCCGGCCCATATCACGGGGTTCCCCTTCGCATGCTCGCTCGCGAAGACGCGCACGTTTGGGTGGGCCCCGACATCGCTCCGGGCGTGAAGGAGCGCGCCTTGAAGTTCGAAGAGCGCGCCATGCAAAGTCCCCACAATCATTTGCCAGAACGGCTGATATCCCGAGTCCAGCGGCGCGCGCCGCTCGATTTCTCACACGTGGCCGTCATGGAGGTGGCATGAGCCAGCGCAACCACATCCCCGCCCCCAAGGACCTCGCCGGCATGGCCTGGGAGCTTAAGGCGCTCCTCGACGCCCTGGACGAGCTCATGCCGCTCGACAAAGCTGAAGGCGTGTCGCTTCACGCCCTCGCTCAGATCGGGAGCGCGCGCGCCCGCGACTTGGCCAACCACCTGTCGGTCATTGTGGAGGTGAGCCATGTCTAAGCCCCGCAATCCCACGGAACAACTGGCGGCTGCGGTGCGCGGCCGCGCGCTGTACACCCGCCTTTACGACAAGGCTACGGCGGAACTGTCCGAGAGCAAGGCTGAAGCGGCCGCGATGCGAGAACGCTGCGCAACCCTGGCCAGCGCGCTCGAGATCACGACCAGCATTCTCGAGGCCTCGGCAGATCCGCACCTGAAGGCCAGCGCCGCCGCGGCGCGCAACCTGTTGGAATCTGCGGGGCGCGCCCCCGTCACGGAGGCGCACCAATGAACGCTATCGCCACGCCTGGCAAGGCGGCCGCCACTATGAGCAGCCGGGAAATCGCCGATCTGGTGGAGGCCCGGCACAACGATGTCGTGTCCACCATCGAGCGTCTGTTCGACAAGGGGCTTTTACGATCAAGTCGTAATACTCGGCGCGAGGCAACGCGCGGCCGGCCGACCGACGTATATGACCTGATCGAACGCGATACGCATCTCGTTGTCGCTGGGTACAGCGACGAGCACCGGGCACGTGTGATCGATCGTTGGCACGAGCTGGAAGCGAAGGCCGCAGCAAGCTTCGCCATCCCGACCACGCTTTCCGGCGCCCTGATGCTCGCCGCCGAACAGGCCGCTACCATCGAACGTCAGCAGGCTCAGATTGCCGATGCCGCCCCCAAGGTCGAGTTTGTAGATCGCTATGTGGACGCCGCCGGCAACAAGGGCTTCCGCCAGGTCGCAAAGCTGCTCAAGGCAAACGAGGCGCGATTCCGCGAGTTCCTGGAGACCAAGAGCATCATGTACCGCCTGGGCGGGGAATGGACTCCTTACCAGAACCATATCGACGCGGGGCGTTTTGTGGTCAAGACGGGCGTATCTGAATCGGACCACGCCTACACCCAGCCCAAGTTCACGCCTAAGGGGGTCGAGTGGATTGCCGCCCTGTGGGCCGTGCATTGCATCCGTGAAGATGGGCAGGAGGCAGCATGAAGCAGTCCGACATGAACCACCTGCGCCGCTTGCTCGGCTGGATCCGATGCGAAATCGGCCTGCCGCCGGCCGAGCAGCAGCGGACCATGATCTCCATTGCAGAGAAGCTGGGCGAGTGCGGAATCGATGCCGACGCAAAGGCGCGCTTGGTCGAGGGATATCGCCGGGCCGAGGCCGTGCCGGTCTATGTCCGGGATGCGGTGAACGCACTGGAAAAGTCGCTTCCCGCCCCCGGGCGCGGACCTGGTGCTGAAGTACCGCGCGCCACGGCTGAAACCCGCGTCAGTATTGGTTTTGACCCTGGTTCTGCTGCTGGGCGCGAGCCGGTGAAAAGCGTTGATTCCTGCGGGGCCAGCGGAGCGGCATACTGGGTCGGCATCGACCTGTCCGAGGATGGCATTGCGACAGTTCGCGACGCGGCGCTGGAGGAGGCCGCGGGCCTGGTCGGCGGCCAGAGCTGGAGCTACGCGCGGTCCGACGTATCCGAACTGATCGCCGGCCACATCCGTGCCCTCAAGTCCCTGTCCGTGCAGCCTGGCGCGCAGGCGAAGGAATGCAACTGCGCGACATGCCGTCCACACAGCGTCGAGATGCGCATGATCCTGTGCGAGCTCTGCGGAGATAAGCGTTGCCCGCACGCTGCCGACCACCGCAATGTCTGCACGGGAACCCACCTCGACCGCCAGGGCGCAGGTTCGGCGTATGGCCATCTCAAGCAGCGCGCCGCAGCCCTTGGAAACCGAGATTGGAAATGGTGGGATTCTTGCTCGTTCCGGCGCTTGACGTTCGAAGACGGGCCCAACCGGCGCGACGGCAGCGCCCTGCATGGCACGGTCCAGGCCAGCGACGGGCACCCCGACGTAAGCATGGCGCCGGGCGTCCGCGAATTCATCGAGGCGACCAGCCCCCAGGCGATCGCATCGATGTGTGATGATCTCGCAGCCAAGAATCGCGCTCTCGAAATCGTGCGGTCCGAGCTGGCCGCGCTTGTCTCGGAGTGCGAACGCGCGGACTCCCAGGCCGCCCGGGAACTGCGGCGCACGTTCATTTACCCCAACGTCTTGGAAGGTGCCAAACGCGTCCTGGCGGCATCGCTACAGGAGGTGCAACCATGAAGAGGCTCGGAGTCGCAATTGTGCTGGTCCTGGCGATGGGCGGATGCTCGAAAACTCCCGTCTCCGTGTCGAGCACCGACAACCAGGAGATCCAGGTCGCTGAACTGTTCACGCACAAGGGCGTGACGGTCTTCCGATTCAACGATGCCGGCCGCTGGGTCTACTTCACCAGCAAAGCCACCGATGTGACCGCCTCGCACCTCGAATACTGCGGAAAAGGCTGCACGCGGCCCGTGAAGGTCGAAACAATGGGCGTCAGTGGGTGGCAGCCATGA